ATGTTCCCGGAACCGCCAGCTATCCTTCAAGTGATTCTTGGAATGTAACCTTTAGAATGCCGCAAGACGTATCCATTCGTTCTAAGCTTGAACTCTGGACTCGCGGAACATTTGATGATGCAACAAGCACTGGTGCTTATGAAGTAAAAGATTTAGGAAATATTGGTCTTGCACTTATGGGCAAGGGTGGTCAGGTTATAAGAGTTTATAATTTAATCGGTGCTTATTGTGTAAACATTGGTGATTATAATCTTGACGTAACCACTGGTGGCGACATTGTTACTACACAGGCAACAATTGCATATCAATACTGGGTTCAGCCAGAATCATCTCCGCTTCTTACTAGATAAATGTTGATAATAACATATCATACATAAGTATTTGATATGGCTTTTGAAAATTTAAACGGTCCAATACCTTATTATTTAGATATAATAAGTAAATGGCCTAGTTCTATAGCGGTTGGGAGTCAGTGGTTTTTAACCATACCATTTAAAGACATACTTGCTTTAAAAAAATCTTTTATCGATAATGTTAGGAGATACGAAAGCGGCTCTAGCTTTGAAGATTCTTGGGGCATACAAGATTCTGTTGTTAAATCTTTAATATCTGATGAATATCAACAGGGTCATGAATTTTTAGCATGTGTTTTTGCTTCTGAAATATCAATTCCAAGCGATAGTATAAATGCTTCTAATGCGGGTTTAGAATATGCGGGATTTCAAGCTCCGGTTACTATGAGTAGCAGAAAACCATTTGGAAAATTGACTATAACTTTTAATGAAACCAATGCTTCTTTTGTTGATTTTGTTATTCGTCCTTGGATGATTTTGGTTGGACATTTTGGATTTGTAACCAGAAGAGATCCTCAATATAACGTAAAAGCCAATAAATTAGATGTAATTTTTATGGGAAAAGCAGGAGCATATACCAAACCGCTTAAAAGAAAACTAATAAGATTCTATAATATAGCACCTGTAAGCGTAGGAGGTTATTCCGATGGTTATAATTCTCCTTCTTTACAAACTATAAGTGTTGATTTTGTATATGATTCTTATAGTATTGCTGCGGAGGATTATAATAATATGGCTAGTGGAGAAAATATAACCGAAAAATCTCAGGTAGATATCAGTTCTAACCGAGAACTTGGAGGATTTAAATATACAAATACTCTTTACGGTGCTGATGGTTCTCCTATTTTTGAAACGGGTACTGCTGTCACTAAAGATAATAATGGAATTGTAACTACAAGAGGGTTTTCGGTTGTTCCTGCTGCTCCTAAATTTACTTATGATCCGGGTTATAAAAATAGCATGTTAGTTAGAAAAACTATTAAGTAAAATATATAATGGAATATTTTTTATATTCAGTTGAGATGCCCTTTTCAGGGACTCGAATTTTTTATAGAGATATATCTTCTAAGGAACAGTTAATACTGTCTAAGGCTAATATTCTTCTACCAGAAAACGAAGACACATATCTTGAATATGCAAAAGTAATAAAAGATATTGTCTCAAATTGTATAGAAAATAAAAAAGATTTTTATGAATTAAACATAATAGAATATATTTTATTCATAACAAAACTTAGAATTTTAAGCATAGGAAGTATAATCGAATTAGTATTTAAAAATTCAGAAGACGAGTTTACTAAAAACTCAAAAATTTCTATAGATTTAAATATTTTTATGAAACTTTTGTTCGATGCGGCAAACGATTGTATGAAAAATTCTATTTTGGAAGTTAAGGATTTTACTATAACACTGGACTGGCCTTCTGTAAAATCTGAAAATTTGTTTTTAAATGAAGAAAAAAATATATACATACATATATTATCTACTATACAAGAATATATTAAAACAATTTCAACAAAAGAATATAAAATAGATTTAAAAGAATTTAATCATGAACAAAAATTAGAAATATACGAAAGTTTGCCGATTTCAGTAAAAACAAAAATACAAACCTTTATATTTAATAGTATTGAAAATATTGCACAGAAAAATCTTTTTGGACTTAAAAAAATGGATTATTTTAAATTCAATCTATACAATAAATCATATCAACATATCATAAGATTATTTTTTACAGAACCTTTAAAAAATATATATCAAGAATATTATGCATTAGCATCTAAAAACATAAATCCTTTATATGTAGACAATATTTCAATTTCAGACAGAAGAGTTTTTTGTTCTTTTATTGAAGAAGAAATTAAAAACAGAAAAGAATCGGAGAGCGAATCTTCAAATAATAACGAAAATTCATCTAATTTAGAAGATTTAATGGATGAATTTGGAGAGTGATGAAGTAATTAGTTTTATGTCAGAACAAACCACAACGCAAATAAATTTCAATGAAGCTTTAAACATTTTAAATAATATATCAAAAGAATCTTTTTCCAGTGATGTTTGGATTCCATCATTAAAAAGAAGCGTTAAAATACAAGAAATTACAGCAAAACAGCAAAAAACTTTAATAGAATCTGCTATAGACTCAACGGTTTTGAAATCTACATTTTCAAAATATTTTTATGAGATAGTATGTTCTAATTGCTCAGAAGATAAAGAAATTGTAGAAAAATTTACAACAATTGACAAACATTCTATAGCATTTTCTATGCGATATCAAATATCTGATAAGATAAAAGTATTATTTCAAGAAGAACCGAAAATAGAAAGTGATGTGAATATCTCAGATGTATTAAATAATTTCAAAGAATATACACATCCACAGGCTGAAATTATAAATTTTTCTAAAAATTCTGTAGAATTGGAAGTATTGATAGATATTCCAACATTTAGCGAAGAATATAAATTTGATTCTTATATCTACGGAAAAGAAAAAAAATCCAATGAAGTTGAAGAAATTAAAAACATAATAACAGGGGCATTTTTAGGCGAAACTTCAAAATATATAAGACATGTAAAGTTAAATGGAACTGATTTTGATTATCAAAGTATGCATATTCCACAAAAAATTCAATTTGTTGAAAAACTTCCTGCCGCATTGGTTCAAAATATTTTAGAAAAAGTTGTTAAATGGAGAGGTGAAATTAACAATTTATCTACCGTAAAATACGAAGAGGTTTCCAAGATTATCGAAGTTGATAGTATGTTATTTGTTGGTAGTTGAAATAGAAATGCTCATTTTAGATTAAGTATTCTATATGAGCATGGAAGAGTTAGAAAATTTTCTAAAAAATCAAGGAATTTCTGTTGCTGGGTCTATAGACTCTAAAATATTTTTAGAGCTTTTATTAGGAGCATCCTCAACATCAAAAAATATTCAAGATTCATTCCAAAATACACACGCCGAAGCTGCAAATATTGCATATAAGGCAAAAGAATCACTTGCAGATGAAGCAAAAAAAATAAATTATAAAGAATTAATAAGCAAATTATTAGGAATTTCGTCTGAAAATCTTGATACTACTCCCCTAGATGTTATAAGAAAAGAAATTTTATCTAAAAGTTTAGAAGTTTCGAATGAAATAAAAAATAGTTTAGATAAAATCAATGAAGAAACTATAAGAAAAATAACAAATCCGTTAGGATTTCCGGAAAATATTCAAAATAATCTTGTACAAAGACAAGAAAATATAAATAAATCAGATGAAGTATCTGATAATAATGACAATAATTCAAAATCAAATAATAATTCCTCTAATTCAGCATTAGAAAAAATATTAGAAAGATTTGATCAATTAATAAGCAATCAATCTGATAAGCTTACTATAGATCAATCAAAGCTATTTACAATCGCTGAAAAAACTGGATTATCTCTGGATGTTATGATGGATTTTTATAAAAAATCTATCGAAAAAAAACAACAAATAGATCCATTTAGCAAAGAATTGTATAAAAAAGATCCATATGGAAATCTTAAAGTTACTTTAGATCCAAAATCTCTTTCAGAAATTTTTAATTCTTTAAAAATAAATGCTAAAGACCAACAAAAAATTTTACAAGCTATTGATGAAACTTTAAATCAAAGCGATAAAAAACTCAAAGAAATTTCTGATAAACCAAGCGGTTCTGGTGGAGGAGGAATGGCATTGGCAGGACTTGCGGGTTTAGGAATAACCGTAGGATTGCTAGCGATTGTTGGCACGTTTGCTAGGTTTATACTTCGTAAGCTAATACTTCCTCTTTCAAGCTTTTCATTGGCAATAGGCGGTGCAGGATTGGCTTTGGGATTTTTCGGAGAATCTATTGGAAAATATATAGATAAATTAACTGGTACCAAAGTTGCCAGTGATGCTATTGACGTTGCTTCTTCCGCAATGGGAGTTGATAAACCGGGAGGAATGGATTTTTATAAAAACCTGTTTTTATATGGTGGATTAGGTGTTGGTTCGTTGGGTGCTTTTTTAATGAAAAAACGTGCAGGTAAACGTGCGGTAGCAGTTGGTAGCCAAATAACAAAAAAAGTAGCACCTAGATGGGCTGCAATTGGTTCGGGAGTTTCTAAAGTTGCATCATCTGCTGGTTCTGCTATTTTAAATATTTTACCCAAGGGATTAGTTACAAGAAGTGCTGCTCTTGCAGGTTCTGTTGCTGCTCTTGCCACAAGAGGAACAAATGCTATTAAAGCGGTTGCACAATCTTCTAGCATAATGGGAACGATCTTAAGAGGTATTGGTTCTGCAAGCAGTGCCGTAGCATCTAAACTAGGAAATCTTACTAAAATAGGAGCATTATTCGGAAGAGGTGCTTTGGGAACGTTTTTAAAAAGAATTCCATTATTTGGTGGTCTTTATGAATTGGGAATGGCTATTAAAAGAGGAATGGACGGGGATTATAAAGGAATGTGGTTACGATTGGCTTCTGCTTCTAGCAATCTTTTATATCTATTAGGTCCGGAAATGGCATTTATACAAATTCCTCTTAGTATGTATTTAGATTCTTTAGACGAACAAGATCAAGAATCAAAACAACAAGCATCGGAACAAGCTTTAACCAATCAAAATTTTAACAAAAATGGATCTGCATCTACAATGGCGGATGCTAGTAAAAATAATGAAATGGGTGGAGAAAACGATCAATTTTACACAGTAGATGGTGTTGAAGTGGATTCTAATCGTCCAACTGGGGTAGAAACACCCAAAAAATGGATTCCCATAGGAACTCCAAC